GATTACTTTATGGGTATGCTTCCCGAATCTCAGTATGGTTCGGTTGCTGTTTTGCCTTCTTTAACTAATGTTGACCCTTCTAATGTTGTAGTTCTTTCTCGAAACTCTACGGGTTCCGCTGGTGGCTCTGTCGGTCGTGTTTCTAATGCATCTTCTGCGACTTCGTTGACTTCTACTAATACTGATATTTCTTCTCGGTATGCTTATGTTAATTCTGATCTCTCCGCTCTTTCAATTCGTGTAACAGAATACTTACAGCGTTGGAAAGAGGTAGTCCAATTCTCCAGTAAAGACTATTCAGACCAGATGCTTGCTCAGTTCGGTATTAAAGCTCCTGAATACATGGGTAATCATGCTCATTATATTGGTGGTTGGTCAAATGTGATTAATATCAATGAAGTCTTGAATACCAATCTGGAATCTGACAATTCTCAAGCCGTAATCGCTGGTAAAGGTGTAGGTTCTGCTTCTGGTCATAGGTTGACTTATGATTGTGGCGCTGAACATCAGGTAATTATTTGTGTATATCATGCTGTTCCTTTGCTTGACTGGGACTTGACAGGACAGAATCCTCAATTGACTGTTACGGCTATTACTGACTTTCCTCAACCTGCATTCGATCAGTTAGGTATGCAAGCTGTTCCGGCTCTTAATCTCCATAATAACCCTGGACTTAAGACCTCTGGTTCTCTTGGATATAATCTTCGCTACTGGCAATGGAAATCTAATATTGATACCGTTCACGCTGGTTTTCGTAAAGGTACTGCTTATCAGGCTTGGGCTGCTCCATTGAATGGTTATCAGGTCTTAACTGGCTCTGGTACTTGGTCTTATCAGTCTATGAAGGTTCGTCCTCAACAACTGAACTCTATATTCGTTCCACAGGTTGATGCTACGAATTGTTCTGTTGCTTTTGACCAGTTGCTGTGTAATGTTAACTTCCAAGTATATGCTGTTCAGAACTTGGATAGAAATGGTTTACCTTATTAATTGTGTGTCGTTATGAGAAAATTTGATTTTACTCCTGAAATTATTCCTGATACTTATCAACCTCAATTGGTTGAGGGTGATCCGTGTTATCAGGCTTCTGTTTATGATTCGGTTATGTATGATGAGACTCCTGATGGAGATCTGATTCAATGTGATATGACTCAGATTCTTCTGAATCAGGAAAAGTACCGTCGTTTGCTTGGTGATATGAACGTCAATGATATCCTTGCTCAAATGCATCCTACTCAATCTACTGTGATGGATGGCATGACCGATGAAGAACGTTTCGCGTGCGTCATTTCCAGACATTGTCAAACTATGTCTGAGCGTCAGGCTGTATTGCGACAATTAGCTTCCGAACATTCTGAATTGACTAAATTCGCTGAGTCCATGTTGGCAGAGCAAAGTGCAGTGCCCGCTCCTGATGCGTCCGCCCCTGCACCTGGTGCTTAATGGGTTTATTCGATGCTATCGCTTCTACTGTCGGTAATCTTACCGACAATGTGTTAGGCATGGTTAACCAGAACCATCAGAATAAGGTTAACCTTCGTATAATGCGTGAGCAAAATGCGTTCAATGCCGAGCAATCTCAGTTACAGCGTGATTGGCAGGAAAGAATGTGGGGAATGAATAATTCTTACAATTCCCCCAATGCGATGATTTCTCGTGGTTTGAATCCGTTTATTCAAGGTTCTGCCGCTATGGCTGGCTCTAGGGCTCCCGCCTCTGGTGGTGCTGCCGCTTCTGCTGCTCCTGTTCCATCTATGCAGGCTTTTAGGCCTAATTTTTCCAATGTCTTTAATTCTTTAGCTTCTCTTGCCCAAGCGAAAAAAGCGCAATCAGAATCTGATAATATTGACGCTATTACTCCTCAAATTGCTAATTATTATAAAGGTTTGACAAATTGGAAAAATTTGGCTATTGGTGAGTCTGGCTATTGGACTAAAGTGACTGGTCGTATATCCGCTGCTTTGGATCAATCTACAGAGGCTCAAGAATTGAAGAATCTTCAGTTTGCTGAACGATTGTCTGCTGCTCAAGAGGCTCAGATTCTTTTGAATTCTGACGCTCAACGTATATTAAACCGTTATCTTGACCAGCAACAACAAGCTGACTTATTTATAAAAGGTCAGACTTTGGCTAATCTTCAATTGAATGGTGCTCTTACGGAGAAACAGACCCAGACTGAAATTCAACGTGCTATATTAACGGCTGCCCAGGCTTCCGGTCAAAAGATTTCTAATCATATTGCTGAAGATACTGCTGAATCTTTGATTAAGGCTGCGAACGCTGCTTACCAATTACAATATCGTGACTCGACTTATGATTCCGCTAATGTTAAATTACGTAAGCATATTCAGTATGATACTGATAAGGCTAGGCAAAGAATGTATGAATATGGCGCTGATTTAGCCCGGAAACAAGGTCGTACCCATTATTGGGAATCTGTCGCGCATGGACTTAGTTCTATAGCTTCTGGTGCTGGTAATGTAATTGGCTCTTTTCGTCTGCCGTTTGGTGCTTATAATGGTAGGTAAACTAAAAGCCCATCGCGGCGTTTGAGCGATATACACCCGCCGCCCGCGTAGGGCCTGGTATAAAATGGAGCGGAGCGACTTCCTTATAGGAGCGTTCCGCTCCGGTATTTTAGCACGTAGGTGCGCAAAGGCAAGGCAGACTTGGCTTGCCGTGCCTATACACCCCTGTATACATCCACTTGTTAATTAAGCGAAGCCCCTAGTTGTGTGCGAAGCAAATTCGAGTTATCTTCTCGAATTCTCCTATCTCTTGTCTATAAACGCACAACTCACACTCTGACCGTAGAATAAAAAAACTCCGAAATATTTTGTTTATTCAAAAAAAATGCTTTCCTTTGCCCCTGTAGAAACCAACTCATTAAATTATTAACATTTAAAATTTTACAATTATGCAGAAATTCATTATTTCCTTAAAAGAAAAACAAACTGGTCGTGATGTTATGCCGCCTTATATTGTCAATTCTCTGGATGGTCTTGGAAATTATTCTGAGCGAGTTTCTCCGTTGGGTCTTATTGTTATTGTGGATTCAATTAAAGAAGAAAATAATTTCGTTGAACTTAAAACTCAATCTGATGAAAAGTAATAATATTTGGAAGATTATTATTGGAGCTATTAGTGCAGCTCTTGGTTACATTCTAAATTCTATTGGTCTATGAATGATTCTCTTGTGTGTTTTCTTGAGTACTTGCTTTGTTCTAACGCTCATTTTACGGTGACTAGTGCGAAGCGTACTCCTGAGCAGAATAAGGCTTGCAATGGTGTTCCTAATTCTCAACATCTGAGAGGCGAAGCTATTGATATCAAACCTTACGGTTCTACCAGTTTTAATAAGTTGCTTGAAATGATTCATGCTTATTCTGATCATGTTTTTCCTTTTGACCAACTTATTATTTACCCTAGTTTTTTTCATATTTCGTTTGGTCGGCGTAGTCGTCACCAGGTGATTGATAAAAGATAATAATTATGAATTATACTCCTGATTTAATTAAAGCCGCTGATCATTGCCAGCATCGCTCTTTTATAACTAATCGTTCCACAGGCCAGCGCATTGCTGTAGATTGCGGCCAATGTGATTACTGTATTCATAAGCGTGCTAAAAAAGCGTCCATGCGTGTGAAGACCGCTGGAAGTGCTTTTAAGTATTCTTATTTCGTGACGCTTACTTATGATAATGAGCATATCCCTTTGATGAATTGCGAGGTTCTGTATAGTGAGTATGAAGATGTTTTGAGTATTTCAGAAGATAAAGTCTTTGGTTATGAGAAACATTCGTATATCCCGGTATCCGAGTATAGTTGCTTAGATTCATCGTCCTTACGTCATATATTCTTTACACAAGTACAGGGTACAGTGCCGTATAACCGTAAATCATCTCAGTATGAACCAGTTAAAGATAATTGGTTTCTTTCTATGGATGCTATCCGCTCCTTTATTGCTAAGACGAAATCCGATACGCCTTACGGTAAAGAGGGAGAACTTTCCGCTAGATACGGAGATAATCTTATCCCTTATCTGAATTATGTCGATGTTCAGAACTATATTAAACGATTACGTAAACATTTAAAAACGACTTTAGGTTCTTATGAAACGTTACACTTCTACGCTGTGGGTGAATACGGACCAATCCATTTCCGCCCGCATTATCATATCTTATTATTCACGAACTCGGAACAAGTCTCAAAGGTATTACGATTGTGTCATGATAAGAGTTGGAGGCTCGGTCGTTCAGATTTCCAGGCTTCCCGCGGTGGAGCTGCATCGTACGTTGCGAGTTACGTTAACAGCTCTTGCTCTACTCCCCTATTATATAGATCATGCCGCGCGTTTAGACCCCGCCAAAGAGCGTCTATTGGATTTTTTGATAAAGGCGAGGTTTTTGAGGAAGGTGAAGACGACTATCACGCGATTGAGCAAAAAATCGATTCTGTCGTTAATGGACGAATCTATAACTTCAACGGGATCAGTGTTAACTCAACTCCCCCCATGTCGTATATCCGTACCTTACTCCCCCGATTCTCAAGTGCTCGCTATGACGATGCTGTTGCGATTGCTAGAATTATTCGAGCTGTTGCAAGCGCGCCAAAAAGAATTGCAAGGTTCGGTATTATAGATTATGATTCTGATTCTATCCTTTCTGTTACTCGTGCTTATTATCGGTATCTTACATTGAATCATCACCTAACCAATGAAGACGAAATTATATTACATAATGCTCGGTGCCTTACTAGGTTCTGTAACAGTTCTTCTGATGTCGATATTGAATCTTATCTTAATAAGTTGTATCGGCTATTCCTTTATGTCAGTAAGTTTCTTAGGAATTGGCATCTGCCTCCCATCGGTGGCAATCTTGATCCTTATGCCAATCGTATTATGTTTATCATCAAAACTGGAATAGAGTATGAAAAGAAAGCGGATTATGTACGAATGTGTGATTCGTTGCGAATACAACAGACTTTGCCAGCTCCTATGCTTCGGTATTTCTATGTACCAGCCGAAGGATACGAAATGGTGACCATTGGTATCGGAGAGGACGGAGAATACGCAGACGGATTTATTCGTCCCATTAAAGAACAAATACGAGTACCGTTTGATGATCCCAGAATCCCGCCTCTCGCGGCTTGTAATCACATTAAATCCGCGAAGCCCGACACAAGAAGCGCCTATGATAGTGGGCAAAGTAGCGACTTACAAAAATGTCTTGATTTCCGTGCTGCTACCTTCTGCCGCGATATGATTAAGCATAAGAAGCTTAATGATGCAAATGATATATTTAACCGTATGGTCTAATTTAAATTAATTAATTATGAGTGATTTTAATCCGCTAGACCGAGCGAAAATTGCCGTACATCGCTCTTCCTTTGACTTGTCTAGCAAAAAACTATTTACGGCAAAAATTGGAGAGATTCTTCCTTGTTATTGGCAGATTGCTTTTCCTAAAAATAAGTACCATATCTCTTCCGATTGGTTTACCCGTACTGTTCCGGTAAACACTGCTGCTTATACTCGTATCAAGGAATACTACGACTTTTACGCTGTGCCGTTACGTCTGATCTCTCGCGCCTTGCCGCAAGCGTTTACCCAGATGACAGGTTATATGACGTCTGCTGCTAGTAATGATGCTAATACTATTGCGCTTACTTCTGTACCGTATACTACTCAGTCACTTTTAAGCGCTTATCTGCAAGCGGTGAACGCCAATGATCAGTCCAATACTCGTGATGATGCTGGTCTGCCTTTGGTTTATGGTTCTTGCAAGTTGCTTGATATGCTTGGCTATGGTTCTATGATTGATCCCAAAAATACTGCTAAAGCTGCTATCACTCAGAAGTATTTAGGTCTTGATAATCTGTCTGATGGTGTTAACCCTCTTGTCTTCGCTTCATCTCAAGTTGTGAACGTTCTTCCGTTCCTTGCTTATCAGAAGGTTTATTTCGATTTCTTCAGCAACTCTCAATGGGAAAGGCATAAGGCCTATGCTTACAATGTAGACTATTGGACTGGTTCTTCACCTCTTTCCCTTGCTTCTGATATGTTGAGACTCCGTTATGCGAATTATCCGAAAGATTACTTTATGGGTATGCTTCCCGAATCTCAGTATGGTTCGGTTGCTGTTTTGC